TTTGAGGAAGTGTTTGAGTCATGAGCTTCCCTGAGTCAATCACAAGCGAGATTCAGAAACTTGATCCAAGCGCAATGGTTGAGTTGTTCGAGATTGATGCAACATCACTTGGCGGCGACACATACTACTTCCACGCAGGCACAAACGAAGTCACCCAGAACATTGTCTGGCAAGGTCAAACATATACCGCATATCCCATTGAGGTTGGTGGCTTTGACTTTGTAACTGGCGAGCAAATACCGCGTCCACGGATGCGAGTTGCAAACGTCACCGGCATCATCACTGCGTTGGTTTTGGCGTATAACGATCTGATCGGAGCCAAGCTGACACGTAAGCGCACAATGGTTAAGTATCTTGATGCGGCTAACTTTGATGACGGAACAAACCCAACGGCAGATTCAACCGCTGAGTTTCCAAATGACGTGTACTTTATTGACCAGAAGGTCAACGAGAATATGAACTTTGTGGAGTTTGAGTTGGCCGCATCTTTTGATGTTCAAGGGGTCAAACTGCCGAAGCGACACATCATCCAGAACGTGTGTCAGTGGGTGTACCGAAGTTCAGAGTGCGGATATACCGGCACAGACTACTATGACAAGGACGACAACGAAGTTTCGACTTCTGGCGCAGATGTATGCGGAAAGCGCCTGAGTTCATGCAAGGCTCGCTTTGGTGAGAACGGCGAACTTCCGTTTGGCGGGTTTCCGGCAGCAGGGCTGATTAAGTGATCCTTGAAGATAAGGTCAAGCAAGAGTGCATTGAGCACGCAAAGAACATCCAAATATGTCCTGCAAGCCATCAGAGGCCGACAAGGTGGCTTGTGAAGCCAGTGCAATGCCTTGGTTCATTGTTGGCCTGCCAAGCGAGCAGTGGCACGTTATGGAGCCATCAGGATACGAAGCACCATTGGTCGGTCGTCAGTGGTCACACGGTGTTTTAGATTGTTATGCATTGTGCCGTGATTACTACAAACGCGAGCACGGACTTGATCTGTATGACTTTGAGCGCAGAGATGAGTGGTGGCATAACGGAGAAAACTTGTATCTCGACAACTTTGCGAGCCAAGGTTTTTATGAAATCGAGATGAGTCATTTGCAGCCTGGAGACGCGATCTTGATGACTGTGATGTCAAAAGTTCCCAATCACGCTGCGATATATTTGGGCGATAATGTTATCCTACATCATGTTCACGGAAGGCTATCGACACGCGATGTCTTTGGTGGTTACTGGATGAAAAACGCGGTGAAGTTTTTACGACATGAGAAAAGTCCGTTTACTGGGTGAATTAGGCAAAAAGTTTGGCAAGGTGTTTACGCTTGATGTGAAAGACCCTGCCGAGGCGATTCGTGCCTTATGCGTCAACTTTCCTGAGTTCCGTCACTTTGTGAGTTCATCAGAGAGCCGCAACGTGGGTTATCGCGTGGTGGTCGGCAAAGAAGAGCGCGACCTTGAAGGACTACACGAGCCTGCCGGTAAATCAGACATCAAAATCGTTCCAGTGCTAATGGGTGCAGGTGGCGACTTTGGTGGAATTATCATTGGAAGTCTTTTGATTGCAGGTTCGTTTATTCCAGGCAACCCGTTTTCTTCATACATGCTTAATGCCGGTATTGCGATGGTGTTGGGAGGCGTTGTTCAGATGCTGACTCCAATGCCGGATACACCAGATGTAGAAGGCGTGGAAAACAGGCCATCATATATTTTCAACGGATCGGTCAACACATCGGCTCAAGGGTATCCAGTGCCTGTTGGGTATGGCCGGATGATTGTTGGTAGTGCGGTGATTAGTGCCGGAATTGATACGGATGACATTCCTGTATGACGGACGAAATTAAGAAAGCAATTCGCGGAGCCGGTGGCGGCGGCGGCGGTGGCGGCAAAGGCGGAGGTCAAGGTCACACTCCGGTTGAAGCACCTGACTCGCTGCGTTCGCGAGCATATGCACGTCTTCTGGACTTGGTTTGTGAGGGTGAGATCGAAGGCTTGGCTGAAGGTATGCAGTCCATCTACCTTGATGAAACTCCACTGCAAAACCCAAACGGCACATACAACTTCAACAACACATCGGTTCAATTTGTTCCTGGCACGCAAGGTCAGAGTCCGATTCCTGGATTCCCTGCAACTGAGAACGAAATATCAGTATCAACCGAATTGAAGCAAGACAACCCACTGGTTCGCACAGTCAATAACTCTGATGTCGATTTCGTTCGTATTCGTGTTTCAGTGCCTGCACTGACTAAGCTAGAAGACAACGGAGACTTGAACGGTACATCGGTTCAGTACGCAGTTGATGTGCAGTCCGATGGTGGTGGTTATGTGCCACAAGTTATTGGCAGCCGGTGGATAGATGGAACGGTCACCATCAGCAACTCAAATACATTGGCGCAATCAACGGTCAATGGTTATCAGATGTCGATCATTGTTAAAGATCAGAGCGCATCTTTTACTGTTGAATACAGAAAGCAGGGCACTAGCACTTGGTTGACCGATGGCATCTCGCGTTCAGATAACAAAATCAGTTTAGGGAAGTTTGGATCGATTAATTTCGGAGACTTTCTATCTGGCGATATTTACACAATGCCACCACAAGATGAGTTGGCAAAGTATGAAATGCGGATTGTTGTTTCATCTGGAACTGCATCGATTTCATCTGGAACTACCAACGCCGGAATAACAACCGCAACAATTTCTGGTAAGACGACATCTAAGTATGAGCGCAGCCATATTATCAAACTTTATGGTGATGCACCTTGGGATGTTCGCCTACGCCGAATAACCGCAGATAGTACGTCCGCAAAGCTATCCAACCGGACGTTTTTCGAGTCATACACAGAGATCATTGATGGCAAGTTGAGATACCCAAACTCAGCAGTCATCGGAATGCGGATTGACTCTGAGCAGTTCCAGAACATCCCGAAGCGATCCTATGATCTGAAGATGCTCCGCATTCAGGTTCCGTCGAATTATGATCCTGAAGCGCGGACTTATGATGGCGTATGGGATGGCACGTTTAAGACAGCGTGGTCAGACAATCCTGCCTGGTGCTTTTATGACTTGGTGACGAACTCACGGTATGGACTTGGCGACTTCATTGATACGTCACAGGTCGATAAGTTCACACTGTTTGCCATTGGTCAGTATTGCGACGAGTTAGTCCCAGATGGACAGGGTGGCACTGAGCCGCGTTTCACCTGCAACATCTATCTACAAACTCGCGAGGAAGCGTACAACGTAGTCAATGCGATGGCGTCTATCTTTCGCGGTATGCCGTATTGGTCATCTGGCGCAATCACACTTGGCTATGACGCACCCGTCGATCCGATCTATCAGTTCACCAACGCGAATGTAGTGGATGGAGCGTTCACCTATTCAGGATCGGCTGCAAAGGCTCGACACACGGTCGCACTGGTCACTTGGAACGACCCTGATGATTTCTATCGCCGCAAAGTAGAATACGTTGAGGATGCTGATGCAATCGCAAGATACGGCGTCGTGCAGCGTGACGTGGTTGCCATTGGTTGTACATCAAGAGGCCAAGCCAATCGAGTTGGGCGTTATCTACTGAATACAGAGCAGTCCGAGACAGAGATGGTGACATTCACCACTGGCTTGGAAGGCTACCCAATGCGTCCGTCTGATGTGATTCAGGTCGCCGATGAGATGCGAGCAGGAGAGCGTCTTGGCGGACGGGTGACAACATCAACGGCATCAACGGTTGGTATTGATAAAGACCTGACTTCAGTCACGAACATTGAGTCTGGAACAATCTCAGTCGTAATGCCTGATGGAACACTGGAAACCAAAAACATTAGTTCGGTGTCATCTTCATCAATCGTGATCGAGGGTTCGTTTTCAACTGCTCCGAATGACAACACGATATATATGGTGCAGACATCAAGTGTCCAGTATCAGTTGTATCGCGTGGTTTCATTGGTTGAAAAGACTGATGGTGTTGAGGTAACTGCACTTCAGCACAATCCAAACAAGTATGCCGAGGTTGAGCAAGGTCTGAATCTGCCAGAGCGAACGATCACAACGCTTTCAGTAGTGCCTGATTCTCCGATCAATTTGAGCGTAGCAGAAGCACTGTATGAAAACGGCACACAGATCGAGGTGCAGGTCAGTTTATCTTGGGAGCCGGTTCGTGGCGCAACAGGGTACATTGTGGCTTATAAGGTCGGTGATCGTAACTTTGTCACGCTGCCTCAAACGTCATCGAACAACATCGAAATACAAAACGCGCTTGAAGGTCAGTACACCTTCAGAGTGCAAGCAGTCAATGCGATTGGTCGGCGATCTACTGCATCAATTCTGAATGAAGAGATTTACGGTAAGACACTTCCACCAGGTGATGTGCAGAACTTTTCTGTCAACGTAGTTGGATCGGAAGC